TCAAAAAAAAAAAGTTTTAACAAATAAATTTTTTTAATAATAATCATGTAAACATTTACTTGAAATAGAAAAAGGATGTTGACATGATTCGGTCGCATAACTATCACAATAACTTGTATCTTCATCACTTACTATATCTCGTTTATCTAATATATTTCTACATTCTTCTCTTTTTTTTATCCAACAATAATCAGTAATAGGATGAGGAAAAGAACAATCTGAAAAGTTTTCTTTTCCTTTTTCTTTTTTTTCTTTTATAAAATGTATAAAAATAAAAAGTAATATAATTAATAATATATTCATTATATATTATATAGATAATATAATTATTATTTATTTGTTGAATTTTCCAATATATATGAAATATAAAATAATATATTTCTATTAATTATTATATTTTTATTAGAGTTCTGAATATTAAAAATATTATAAATACTATTTGATGATTTTTTTTTCATATATACATTAAATTTATTTTCTAAATGTGGATCATTAATAGATGTTATTCCTAATTCTGAATATTTTATTAATGCATTATTAATAATTGTAGTATAATTATAATAATCTGTAAAATTATTAGATATATCATTACCATCAATTTTTCTTTTAATAATTAATAAGAGTTGGGTTATTGAAGTAATTTTTTTTAATTTTAAAAATTTTAATGTATATGATGAAATTTCTGGATAATTTATCATTCCCCATAAAAATAATTCATTATATTTATTATATATTTTTACTGCACGTTTATAATGTATATCAGATTTGGTAAATTTTTCATAAAAACTTTGTTTTTGCCATGGTTTAAATTGTTCATATAATATAAAATGTATTCCAAATTCTGTTTCATGCTCAATTCCCCATCCACAAAATCCCCAATCTATAGAATGCCATTTTCCAGAATATCTTTGAGTTAAATACATTTGTTCAGGATAACAATATGAATGTATATAACCATTATGTATTCCATTAGCAAAATATCCTTTATGTTTTTTATATAAACCAAACCATGTACTTAATGGAGAAGTTATTTCAGTAATTATTTTTTTCAACTCATCATTATCTGGTTTAATTATAAATAATCCTGCATTTATTTCACCTGAATATATATCAGTATATAAATTTGTATATTTTTTAGGTACTTTATCACCGTGTTTTATATTAGGTCTAAATCTTCTTACAAAATCACCCCACTTTTGAAATGTTCTTCTATTATACTTATCTGGAAAACATAATTCATCACATATACTAGGATTTTCATTTCTATTTCTAAAATCATTAAACCACATATCATTTTCCCATCTTACAGTACCATATCCATATTTTGGAACTTCTATCCATGCTGCTGGTGTTTCTATATTAAATAATGTATCATAAAAACATAATGGCATTATATCACTATCTATAAAACAAACTTTTTCATATGGGAATTTTGTCTTATCAAACATATATAATTTCTGAAATACACGTGTATATGGATGATTCATTCCTTTTTCTTTATACCATTGACATTCTCTAAAAAGATCCTGATCAGGAATTAAATCATCAATAACAACTAATTTATCATATATTTTTCTTAAAATACTTCTTCCTTCTTCATTCACATTTTTTGTAATCATACATACTATATCTGCCTGTGATTTTTGTCTTTTTAATCCAAATGCAACTGATAAATTTCCATCTAAATATGTTAATTCACCTGTTGATGGATTTGGAAATAATAATGTAACAAATGCATATTTTGCACTTCCATCTTTATTTCTCATAATAGGGGGTATTATATTTAAGTTTCCACCTGTCCATGATTGATTATTAGGTAATTTTATTTTATAATTCATTATATATATTATTAATATTTTAATTTAATATTATTTATATTAAAGATTTTTTAATATTAAAGATTTTTTAATATTAAAGATTTTTTAATATTAATTATATAATGAAATCTAACTTGTATAGCACTTGGGGATTTAAACATCCATATGAAGTAAATATACCTACTGATATCTATATAGATATAGTAGATGAAAATCAAATGAATAATAATCATAAAAAAATATTAATCCTTTTAGAACCATCTTCAATTAAACCTAATATAAAGAAAATATTATTAACTACAACTATTTCAAAACAATTTGATATTATTCTTACTTTTGATCAAGATATATTAAATGCTATTCCACATTCTCACTTATTCTTATTTGGAACAAGCTGGATATACAATGAAATCTTAAAAAATCCTAGTATTACATTTCATAAACATATGAATCCAAAAAATAAATTATTATGTATAACTTCTATACTTACTAATAAATGTATAACAAATGGTCATAAATTTAGATTTAATGTTTTTAAACAATTATACTCTAATATAACTACTTACAATATTCCTATATTATATTATTTAAGTAGTAGATATCCAGTAAATACTAAAATAAAGTTACCATTTTTACCTTATGATAGCAAATTACATTTATTTAAAGGGATGTATCATTTATGTATTGAAAATTCTCAAATTATAAATTATTTTACAGAAAAAATAATTGATTGCTTTATGACCAAAACAATTCCTATTTATTGGGGATGTCCTAATATTACTGATTTTTTTGATAAACGTGGATTTTATATAGTAAATAACATAGAAGATATTACTAATGTAATACAATCTTTAACGAAAGAAGATTATTTTTCAAGATTAGAATATATTGAAAGTAATTATAAAAAAGCACATGACTATAAATGTCTTAATTATAGATTAATGAAAAAATTACACGAATTAGAAATATGTGATTTACAACCTCTTCAAAAAGTATGCTATTAAATATTTTAAAGAAATTTAAAATCTTTATTTATTCTATATGTTTAATTGGATATTTGACTTGGATGATACTATACAATCTTCACCACCTTTTACAAAAGGATATTATGATTTTTATAATAATATCAAAATAGATACTAATTTACAAAAATTATTACATGAACTTAATGGTGATAAATATATTTTTACAAATGCTACATTACCACATGCTAATAATGTTTTAAATAAAAAAGGTATTTATCAAGAATTTAATAATATTATTGATAGAAATATTATGAATACATTAAAACCTAATGTTGATGCATTTCTTACATTTATACATGTATCTAAAATAAATAAACATAAAATAAATGTATTCTTTGAAGACAGTTTACCAAATCTAGTTACCGCAAAAAAATTTGGTTGGATTACTGTTCTAATTTCTCCCAACTCTGTCAGACATAACGCAGTAGATTTTAATTTTAGAACTATACATCAAGCACTTTACTATTTTCTAAATTAAATATTATCTTTTATAATATATTTTTAAATATATTATCTTTTATAATATATTATTTTTTTATAACATATTTAAAAATATATACCTATATAATCCAATATAATGAATAAAAAAATGAAAATACATTCAAAAGTAAAAAGACTTTTGAAACTTCCTTTCATTGAACAAAAAAGTACAGAATGGTATAATTTTAAAAAAAAAGTAGTATCATCATCACAAGCTGCCACAATTCTAGATTGTAATCCATATAATAATAAAAGAAATCTTTTAATTAGTAAATGTAATAATGATGAACATTCAAATAAAGTTTATAATAATATAGCTACTGAATGGGGTATTAAATATGAACCTATAGCCGTTGATATTTATGAAAAAATGTTTAAAAAAAAAGTTTTTACTTTTGGATTAATTAAAGATCCTCATAATAAATGGCTTGCCGCAAGTCCTGATGGCATTACTTCAGACGGGATTTTACTAGAAATAAAATCACCTTATTCCAGAAAATTAAAAGAATATCCACCAAAATATTATTGGATACAATGTCAAATATTACTACAAGTATGTAATTTAGAAAAATGTCACTTATTTGAATGTGAATTTAAAGAATCTAAAAATCAAACTGATTTTATAGAAAATGAGTATTTTGGACATACTGTAGATACTAATCATATTACTTACTGGACACTTGAAAATTATAAATTACATATTATTCCAAGAGACAGAGAATGGTTTCACCATCATAAAAATAGATTACACCAATTTTGGAAAGACATGATTTACTTTCAAAATAATGGTATTCATCTCCTCAATAAAAGAAATCGTAATTCTATTGATAATATAAATCATAGAATTAAAAGAAGATGTACACGTAGTACAATATTATCTAAAAAATATATTGATTGGAGTAAATGGTCATCTTTATCTGATATTAATAATTTTATTAGAAATGAACCACTTTTAGATTATTTAAATACATATGGTACATATTTACTTGATAATAATAGAAAAATACAAAAAAATAATTTTCAAATTTTATTAACCTTTCAAAAAAATAATTTTAAAAAAAAAATAATAGATACTATTTCACAGCTACCAAATATTAATAAAGATGATATTGTTAAGATAGCAACATATGATGAAATATATTCCTATAATAAAGTAAAAGATACGAAAAAACATATCAAATTAGGCACACCTATTATTTTTAATGGTGTTTTTCATAATCACAATAATAATACATATGGTATATTAGATATTCTTGTAAAAAATTCATATGTAGATAAAATATTTCCAAATTTACAATTACCTATAGATATAATGAATGATGTAATATCAAATAAGTATTGTCTAATTATGATAAAATATGTAACATTACAATTATCATCTGATGGTAATTATTTGTTAAATAATGTATCTAATAAAATAATTAAATCACAATCATTTCTGTGTAATAATGCACTTTCACACATACAAAATTATCAAAATAATATATCTTTGGTTATCGGAAAAAAGAAAAAGTATAGATCAAAAAAAGAATCTTATGTAATTACAAATCTATTTGATAATCCAGGTATTATTTATTATGAAAATAATCCATTAGATATGGATATTACATATAAAACACAACTTGCACTTGATTGGAATAAACAATTACGTTCTTATAATGGAAATGAATTACAATCCCAAATTCAATCCATTGAATTACAACCTAATATGAAAAATAATAATGATTTTCCTTGGAGTAAAGTTAAAAAACAATTAGCTGAAAAAAATAATGAAATTACACTTTTATGGAATGTTGGAATGAAAGAAAAAAATAAATTATATGAACAAAATATATTTTCATGGTCTGATCCTAGATGTAATTCTAAAAATATGGGACTAAATCAACTGTCTACTAAAGGAATTATTATAGATAAAATTATTTCTATTAATAAAAATAATGATACTATTATTGAGCCTGAAATTATAACAAATAACTTAAATGAATGGAAAGAAAATAGAACTTTAGAATTCTTTATAGATTTCGAAACATCAGATTCATATCTTGAAAATAATCTAGATAATAATACTAATGGACATTTTATCTATATGATAGGATGTGGATGGTCTCTAAATGGTATTTGGAATCATATAACACTTGTATCTAAAAGATTAGAACCCCAATACGAATATGAAATTATTATGCAATTATTTGATATTATGAATAATCTTAAAAAAAGTACTGGAAATACAAAAATAAATGTATATCATTGGAGTCATGCTGAAATTAATTTTCTTAAAAATGGATTTAAACGTCATAATATTACAGATAATTCTATATTTAAAGACTTTCAATGGACTGATTTGATGAAAGTATTTATGCAAGAACCTATAGTAATTAAAGGTGCATTTAACTTTAAATTAAAGGAAATAGCTTCTGCTTTATATAAACATAATTTAATACAAAGTATATGGGATGAAAATAATAGTTGTAATAGTGGTGTAAATGCTTTAGTAGATGGTTTACTTTGTCATAAAGAAGCAGTAAAAAAAAATAAATCAATGATACAAATACCACTTATGAAAAATATTATTACATATAATGAATTAGATTGTAAAATTTTATGGGAAATACTTGTATATTTAAGAACTAAACATTTCTAATTATTTTTAAATATTTCTAATTATTTTTAAATATTAAACATTTAAAAAGTATTCACATTTTTTTATTTTTTTAAAAATTTCTTCAATTAATTGTACTAACATTCCAGTTAAAACTAATTTACTATCTTCATTTTTAAAATATCGTAATAATTCCCAATAATTAGACCATTGTGCTGATAATGTTTCTTTATTTAAATCAAAATTACTAAATTTTTTTTCATATAATAATCTTTTATTAGTAACCATCATTACATAATATTTATTTTTATATAATTTTTTGAATCCCTGATGATTAATTAAAATTTTTTCTTCGAGTGAATCAAAATTATGTATATAATTTGAAACATCTATATAACTATCACAACATATACCTGATTCCTCTTTTGTTTCTCGTATTGCTGCTTCTTTAAAACTTTCGTTTCTTCTAGATTTTCCTTTAGGAAATTCAAAATTAAAACAAGCACATTTATTTTTATTTATAGTATTAACTACTTCTATAATTTCATTCTTATTTTCATTAAAAATTTTTCTTTTTATATCATATTTTCTATAATTATATTTTTTGTGATAACATATATTATATAGATTAAAATACTTACAATTATTCTTTAATTTTTCTAATTCATCACATGTACTTTCATACATACATTCTTTTAATGATTGCAATCTACGTTTAGCTGCTTTTTTATTTAAATTATCTAGATAAAATAATTTTATTCTTTGTTTTTCATTTAGTCTATTAAAAGGACTGTTTTTTAAATAAATGAATTCTTGTTTTTGTTTAGGTTTAAGATCATAATATTTACCTCTTAAAATTGTAATAATACCATATGAAAATTTTCTTTCAACTATTAAAGCTTGAAAATTTAATTTCCACAAAGAATGTTTAAGAGGTTCTGAATTTTTATTATAAACACCATATTCTATATTTAATTTATCACATTGTTTACGTTTACTTGGTGGTATCCACATCATTTTTTTATATTTGTTATCTAAATAATTATAAATTTCTACATCAACAAAATTAAATTTTCTTTTTAAAAAATATTCTTTCTTTCTAACTTCTTTAAATAATCTTAAAACTATTAAGCCATATGAATTATATTTAGATGATGTTTTTTTATGTTTTAAATAACTATAATTATAAGCATCCATATTTATTTTCTTTTATATATGATTTTCTTTAGAGTATAACTTTTTAAAATTATATTATATATTATTTTATAATATAGTTAATTCTTTATTTTAATTATTTTTTCAAATTTATTTTCTTAATTATACTATATACGATGGCATTAGAAGAATTTATAATAGGTGGTTTTACTTACTCCAAAAGTAAATTATCTAATACTTGTAAAGATTATGTTTATGCTCGTGAAAATAACAGTCAAATAGAATTTATAAGTAAAAAAAAATACGATCAAGCCAAAAAGAAAGGTGGTAAAATTACTCTTAAAGGTGGTAAAAAAAAAAGACGCTCAAAAAAAGGCTCAAAAAAAGGTTATAAGTCTGGTACAACAAGAAGAAGTAAAAGAATTAGAAAAAGAAAATCTAAATCTAAATCTAAACCACGTAAATCTACACTTGACCCCTTTGCTGAAGCAGACGCCTTAATCACTAAACCTAAAAAAAGAAAATCTAAAAGACGTAAAAGAAAAGTATCTAGACCACGTGCACCAACCCATGGTGAATTCATGTGTGAAGACCCGTATACTCTTAAGGTAGATTCTAAAGGTAAAGGTACATGTGTTATGGATAAAAAATCACTTCGTAAAAAATATACATCTAAATCTAAATCAACATATACACCCAATCTTCAAGATTATATTCCACCCCGTATTGTATCAAAAACACAAAGAAATATTCTATCCAATCTTGTAGGTAAAAGAGCAGTAAAACAAATGGAACAAATATCTACTATGGAACATGTAGGATTATTACCTGATAAAAATAATCCTTGTCCACCATTTGGTCAACCTACACTTTCTCAAGCCTGGGTAAATCCTAAAACAAAACGTGTTGTTTGCAGAGAACCCTATTTAGAAAATGTAGCAATAAAAGGTATTCCTAAAGGAACTTGTGGTAAAGGTAAAGAGCATTATGTTGATCATAAAGGTGTAGGACGTTGTAGAAAACCAGTTACTGATGGTTACTGGCAATGTCCTCCAATGACACCTGAAGATTCTGATAGAACCGTTCATAAAACTCTTCCTAATGGAACAGGTATATGTGTTAAAGATGTAAACACAAATACACCTTTTATTACACCATTTAGTATTGTTACTCGTGATAGTGCTCTTGCTAAAAAACTTAATCTATTCTACAAAACATTTATTGGTCTTAAAATGAAGGGTGGTGATGTTGAAATGTTTAAGATTATTATGGACAGAATTAATAATCTTAATGATATTACTAATATTAAGATGTCAATACATAATGTTCTTTTACTTAATAAAACCAAATATGGAACACTTGTAAAATTAATGAAAAACCCAAATATTGGTAAGAAAGCATTCACTAATCTAAGTAAAGTTCCTAAAGTTAATGAAATTCTCCAAGGATTTAAAAATAGTAATACCATGAAAATAATGAAACAACTTCTAGTTAATCGTAAAACAAGATCTACTCTTGGATATATTAATCTTGTACTCAATCATATCCACGTAGAAGCTGATTTACCACTCTTCAAAGTAGCAATTAATGCTTTCTCACATAATATATTAAGAATTCCTCCACCACTTCCTGTAAGAGATTCTGATTTGGCTTTCTTTGGTTTGGATAAAAAAGCTAGAAGAAGAGAAATGCTTCATATGAAAAAATATTTTGATAAACTAGGTAACCTTCTTAAAATGAAAACCAAAAAGAGAAGAAAAAAATAAATATTTAACTATGTCTAAATATAATAGTATCTCTATGTCCATTAAACATTGCACCATATAAAATGTATTTGAATGTTTTGTATGTTTTTAAATCACCATAGGATAATACTGATTTAATAAATGATATCTTTTTTTTTTGTAAAGGTGATAAATCATCTTTAATGCCTCTATGAGCAATTAAAATACGATCTACAACTATATAATATCTCACTTTAATCTCTATTTTAATATCATCTACATATTTATGATAACTATGCCATTTTATATCTGTCAACTTTGGTAGATTATCTTCATAAATATGTGTAAGTTTATACCCAATAGATTCTAATATTATTCCTATATCTCTTTGTTCATCAGAATCTCTAATCGATATTATAAAATCTAAATCAGAATTATGATCATTTGGTATACCCATAACAACAGAATTGAGATCTGTCAATTTATTACATAGTAAAGGTAGTCTTCTCAAAAGTTCTTGTTTTACTTTTTCATTTACTATCATCAATTTTTTAGACACTTTTTCTATCCTATCCTTAAACTTTTTAAAAAGTATATTATCTATATTAAATTCATTTAAATATAATATCAAATGTGCTCTAATCATCTTAGATACTTTCACTGGATTTAAAGACATATCATTCATAAATGAATCATAAACATCTTTTGCAAAGGCACTACATTTTGGATAATATATTGAATAATATTCTGTATAGGTTACTTTCTCATCCATATTATTGATTTAATTATAATAATTATACATATAATCAATATATTTCATTTTTTATATCAAGTTTATAAAAAAAATAATATTTTAATTTTTAATTTTTTCTTTCATTTCATATAAATAATTAATTCGTCCTTTTCTAAAGAATACGTTTCTTTCATTAATAATATTATTATTGAGATCACTTACAAGTGATTCTTCATTCGTCGTAAATATCCATATTTCATTAATTCGTGTTTCAAGTTGGTCCATATAATCGCAAAATTGTCCTTTATTATCTGAATACGTTTTTTCTTCTCTCTTTTCTTTCTTTTCATTTAAAGCATTATTAATAGCAGTTTCAATTTCATTAACAATATATATAATTGGATTTTCATGAGTTGGTTTCTTTTTTATGAAAGTAAGATTTAATGCTCTATCTGGATTCATTCCATGAACAATACTTGCTTCTATATTATATTTTTTTAATAATGTAGCAATAATATCAGCAAGAGTAGATTTTCCTGTATTTGGAGGACCTGCAACTAGCATCGATACTTTTGATGTATTATAATATTCTAAAGCAATTGTATTAGCTATAGAATATTGCTCTGACGTACATTTTTTGATATCAAACGATTTCTGATATTGGACCCTTTTTGTTGGACGCCACGGAAATGGTATAAGTTCAATATAAGTGTGAGATATATTTTTTTTACAATCTTTTATTCCTTTACATAATATATTTATTTCTTTATTTAGATAACATTCATTCCATTTAAAACTTATCACTTTAAATACATTGGATGTTGTTGTATGACGACCATATGACTCTTCATTTGATGATTTATGAATAAGAACACAATACTTCCATAAAAAATGCCACCCATCACAAGGCACTTCAATACGTGGTTGAATATGTTTTCCACTACACCATCCATGCCTTAATATTAATTTACTTAGAGCATTGTTATAAATGTCATCATTATATATATATATATTGAACATTAATAATTTAAGACTACATACAAATATATGAATAATACTTGTTGAAATACCTGTAAGTAATGAAAATATAACTAAATCTATAAAATTAGTATTAGTCATAGTAATACTTTACAACAAATCTAACTATGTTAACTTATATATATAATTTAAAATGTAATTTTTTCATTTTTTAATCTAGTCCTTTTTCAATACGTCTTTTTGTTAATATCTTTGTTAATTCATTTGAAGAAAATCCTAATTTTTTAGAATTGTTTTTAAATTTTTTTTTACGTTTTTTAGATAATTTTGATTTCTTTCTTATTGGTTTATCAATAACCATGACTATTCTTTTACTATCTGAAATAAATTTAATATGCTCTATTTTACTTTTTTCTGATTCTGATATAATTCCTAATGTATGCAAAATATTTGCTAACTTTCCTGTTATTTCAACATAATTACACGATGAAGATGATGGAATCTTTATATCTAATAACTCTAATATTTTCTTTTTATCTCTTGTAATATTAGCTGATAATCCACCATGAGATAATGCCATTGTTGATGGCATTGGAGGTGGCGGAGGTGGTGGCGGAGGCGGAGGAGGTTGAAATGAAGGGGGATGTTGATATGAAGGTTGAGATGGAGGTGGAGGTGGAGGTGGAGGATATGGAGGTGGAGGATATGGTGGTTTAAATGACTGTGATTCAATTGATGGTTTAGAGCTTATATTTAATAAATATTGAAATGATGGTAATACAGTAAACATCTATTGTATTAAAAGAAAAAAAATCATATTCTTCATATTATTAAAAAAATGATTTTTTTTTTAACATAATATATTTTATATCTAATAAATAATTATAAAAAATACTCGACTCGTATGAGAAATACATAAAAAGACATTATAAATCAATGGCTCAAATACAACCTGAAGATCTTGATAAAAAACAATCACATGATAAATACATAAAATCACATTATAAATCAATAGTTAAAATACAACCTAAAAATATTGATAAAAAATTTTCATGTAATAAAAATTTAACTACTGTATTTTGCTCATGTCCTTATGTAAAAAAAACATATACTAATTGTTGTAATGGTTGTGAAAAACCTGGACTAGGAGCTCCTGATCATAATCCAGACAATGTAGATTGTCTACATGACTGTGCTATATTTTGTTGTCCATGTGCTCTTATAATGGATATTATAACATATCCATATCAAGTTTATACACAATTAATGAAAGATAATTGAAAGATAATTAAATATTTTTTTCTAATGTTACAATAATAGTATTTTAATAATGAGTTTTAAATCATGGAATAAACAAAGAAATGAAACTATTACTAAAAAAATTAAAGAAATTATGAATAATGCTGAAATACAAAATCATACTATTATTACACCTACAAGTAAAATGAGAAAAGATATTAGATTTTTAATTTTAGATTTTATAAAAGAAAATAAAAGAATTGTTTATGGTGGAACTGCTATAAATCATTGGATTACGCTTAAAAATAAAAAAGATAATATTTATGGTGATGAACTACTTGCCGGCGATATAGAATTTTATTCACCTAAGCCAGTAAATGATATTATTAAATTATGTAATATTTTTAAAGAACATGGCTTTAGAAATATTGAAGGTAAAGAAGCACAACATCCTGAAACATATTCTATTTTTGTAGAATATGTAAACTTTTGCGATATAACCTATGTACATTCATCTATAATGAATAATAATATTCCAGCAAAAAAACATGATGGTATTTTATATGCTGAACCATCCTTTATAATAACAGATTTTTATCGTAAATTTTCTAATATATTATATGATAATTGGAGATTAGATAAAGATTTTAAACGATTTGTAAAATTAGAAAAATATTATTTTTCACCACCTAAAAAAACATCTTTTCCATCTAATAATTTTATTTGTCCACCTTCATCTGATATTTTTATTAATAAATCAATAGATGAAAATAAAGATACATTACATGAAATTCAAAATTATATTTACAAAAATTTTATATTAAATCAAACATCTATTATTTTAACAGGAACGTTTGCTTATCTTTATTATATTCATAAATCAAAATATCATGAAAAAGATAAAAATATATATTGTCCAACTAACCAACATTATGAATTAATAAATAAAACCCCTATTCCACTTGTAAAATGTTTTATTCAAAAATTAAAATCTACATTCGGTGATCATTTTACTATTGATGAATATATAAAATTTTTTCAATTTTATGATAATCGTTTTGTTATATTATACAAAAATATCCCAGTATTGACTGTTTATGGAAATAATAATAAATGTATACCATATCATACAATGTCAGAAGAAAATGACAAATCATCTAAAAAAGATATTTTACAAATTTGTTCTATTCAATATTTATATCAATTTCTATATGGACATTTATCAAAATATAATAAAGTAAGAAACAATTGTTATAAACATTATAATTGTATGATATATTATCTTTCTTTTGCAAAAAATCATTATCTTAAAAAAAATAAATTAATAGGAACTGAAGAAGGATTATTTAATGAATTTTTATTTGATTGTAAATGGCTCCAATCATCATCAAAAGCTGAACAAGGAAAACGATATGATAAATGGAAAAAAGGAAAAAAAAACAAAAAAAAATCTTTCCATTGGAAATATAATCCCCATAAAGATAAAATAAAACCAACTATCGAAAAAATATTTACTAATGCATCTGGAAATCGCGTCTTTAAACTAAAAAACAGAAAAATTAAAACATATCTACCTGAAGATATAAAATAATTCTACTTATTTTTACAATTAAAACTCCAATTTGAGAAAACAATACATTTTATTAAATAAAATATAACACCTACTACAAATAAAACCTGAATCACAAAATTTATCTTGTAATATAACAAAAAGTTTTCATCTATATTTTCTATATATTCATGACATTCACTATATTTATTCCCAAATACATAAAGACCATATACAGACACCAGAAAATTAAATCCCATTAATATCTTAAATACTAATTTACCACATAAAGGTATAAAAAACCATAATGAAAGCCCTATGAAAAATATAAAACTACTTAAACATATAATAAACATATCTCTACAATCTTCATTTTCTTTATATTCGTTTACAACATCATTTTGTGTTAAAATATACGTTCCATAACCTATAACAGATATACTAGAAAAAATAATAAGTGAAAGTATAAAACATTGACAAGATATTTGCGTAGATATAGACATTTTACATTATTTATTTTTTTTTTTTTAAATTGTTTTAATTGTATGCTAATTCAGCTCTACCATTTGCAAATCTTAAAATGTTATTACGTAATGCATATATCTTAAATTGACAACTTAAAGCTGATGAAACTGTTGTTGTTTCAGAAGGATCAAAATCTACTGACATTATTATAGATGCTTCACTTACCATAGACATATTGCAAGATCCAGATGGTTGTGATTCTTCTGGATGTAATGCAAATGAATATACATTAATACCATGATTTTCTGGTATATTACTATGATGTTTAAGAGGTTGTATTTTATTAAAATACTTTCCGGTACGAGCAACAAATCTATCTACATTATTAAGACGAATTTTAGCACTTGTAATTGGATTTCTAGCAGCTTCTAAATAATTTCTCTTTTTGTCTTGACTATCCCATATATCAGATCCTGTATCACCAGCAGTTGTTAATTTCGTATCTAACCATATTGTTTCATAATTTGTCCAATTTAACTTTGTATCAGCACCATTCTTTACATCAGTAGGATTAATAAAATCTTTATTTTGAACAGTCCATATTAATTCTTTACACGGTCCAGTAAAATTAAATTTAAGTTCTTGATCTGATTTAGATCCATCAGAATCTGTATTAAAATCTTCAGCACCATTATATTGTACTTGATCAATTAAATATGTTAAACATTCGTTTTTATATTTCTTTCTCTCATCTGAATCTAATATAATATAATCTATATAACATGTTAAGAAATCTGTTGTAGATGATGGAACTGTTATATTATCATGACCTATAACTAGATCAGTTAATGGTCTAATTTTACCTACCAATTTTAAATTCTCATGTTCTAGTGCTAATAAAGGAATTGCTAATCCTGGATTATCTTGAAACCAAAATTGCATTGGAACATGTAATGTCGTTGCTGGATGATTAGCTTTTAATGTTTGTAATTGATGTTCTGATGGTATAAAAAGATTTCCAATATCTGTATCTGTAGAGGTGCCGGTACTAAATATAGTAGCACCTTGTAATCTAGGTTCAAGATATTGTTGTCCTATTAAATCTTTATATCCTTTTCTATTGTTTTTAACTGTAAGCTGATTCCAAATATACATCCATTCACCATAATGTTTATCAATAGTTACTTGTCCTATACGTAATTCTACATAATCAAATAATATAAAACCAATGTTATCTACCCATCTACAAGATCCACTACTACATGTTACTGCAGGAAGCTTTACCTTAAACATCATACCCTCAATTAAATCACCTGCTCTATCAATACGACATTCAAATGTTCTTCCAAACCATGGGTCTCCATTAAGTGGTTGTTCTCTCGATATCATAGCAAAATTTGTATGACGTTTAAACACTGATTTAAAGAAGGTAATTTGTGGATTTCCTGTTAAATGTTTATTTTCAGCACCATGAGCTCCTAATTGCATTAATGAGCCATTCATAATATTATATATTATAGAGATATTATTTTTATAAAAAAAAAACCAGTAAAAAATAAATAAAAATGTAATAAAGTTATTTTAAACAATTAAATTGTTTTTGTACTTTTATAAAATAATGTCAAAAGTGTTTTATTTTTTTTATTTTGTTTTATATTTTTTCCTTTGTTGTTTAAATTCATCTAACATAGTATCAAATGTTTTAATTAAATTAGAAATAGCCTTAATAAAAACTTCTTTATGATCAAGATCGGTTTTCAATTTTATTAAAACTTCTTCTTTTAAAGGATGTGGCATTTTATAACCACAAAAATCAATTCCTTTCATACCAGCTATTTCTATTTTTAATAAGTTACCTAAAGTATGATTTTCATTTCTTATCAATATATCAACTAATGTATTATGAATATCATCTTGGATAATTGAAATTTTATTATCATTACTAGCTTCTGTGTCTTTTTTTAATTCTATTAACTTTTCTTTTAAAATTAGAATCGCTTTTTTAAAAACTTTACTTGTTGATCTCATACCATTTCCTTCAATTTCCATACATATAATTGGTGTTTTATCTTTATTCTTCATATATATTCTTTGTCTATCATTATCAAATGTTCTATTTGGCTTTCCATCTATCATTTTAATTTTTTTTGCTTCTTTTTCATCAACTTTATATTGATATCTTACTATATTAATAGGTGACCATTTAGCATTTTCTTTAGCAATTCCTTTACTTACTTTTATTTTCATATCTATTTCTTCTTCTTCAAATAATTGTAATAAAAGAACATTTGGTTGTATATAATCTTTATTATCACTACTTTTAATATCACTACTTGTAACAAAAATTCTTCCACTATCACACTTTTTTTCAAGTGTAAATTCAATATCTTCCGTTACTTCATCAGATAATGGTACTAATCCTATCCTATGTGAAATAAAATCATTATTTAATCTAGATGTATTTTTTTTAATATTAAAATGATTAAAGGCATAAATAGGAATATTAGCTATTATAATTCTACGTATAGCATTTGCTATTGATGTTCCTGTATATAACTCTAAACTCAATTCATCAGATGTTGGCTTTTTAGTAATCTTAATCATTATTATTTACTATATGTTTTTATTTATTTTAATATAAATATAAAAAATCATTTTTTTATATTTATATATAATATAATGGAAATATATTTAGCAACAGCAGGATTAGCTGGTTTAGGATTTTTATTAAATCAATATAGAAGTGAACCAGAACAAAATACATCTGAAATAAATTTAACTGATATTAAAGGTAGTAGTAGAGAATATCAAGATACTACTATTCATCCTATTAATAATTGTCATAATGAAAAAAATATAGATAACTTTAAAAGAAAAATTCAGGATATTAAAAATAAAAAAAAACAAATGATCAAGAAAGAATTAGATAATGTAAATTCAAATCATAATAATATGATACCTGCTTTTGGATCAATTGTTAAACAAAATGTTGATGAAGAGACTACTTTTAATGATCAATTACTCTCTTATCAAAAACCATTAACTCAACCTAAAAGAGAAACAAAACCCTTTTTTAAACCAGAAAAAAGAATTATGAATACAATACATGATGATAGAGATTTAGAAATATATAAACCATCTATATATTCTAAAGAAGGTGAATTACCATTTCAACAAATTAGTATAGCACCTGGACTTAATCAAGGTTATAATGCCACTGGGCAAGATGGATTTCATTCACAGTATAGACCAGAGCAAAAAACAGTAGATGAATTACGTGTTAAACCTAAAATAACTCATATGGGTAGAGTTTTACCTGGCATGGGTATTTCAAAAAGAACTCAAAACATAAAAATGGAATGTAGAAATGATCCCTCTTTTTATGAAAATTCACCTGATAGATATTTTACAACTGTTGGTGCCTATACAAAAGCAACAATGAAACCAGAAGTTATTTTACGTGACACTCAAAAAGATGAATTAGCATGTTATACTAGAACAGGAAATGTTAATAATGAAAAACTAGGAAATATAGTATATGACCCAAATAGTGTTCCCAAAGAAACAAAAAAACAACAATTAAATGAAGATTCACGTCTTGGACAAGTAAATAGAGATGGTTATGGTAATACAGTATATGATCCTATAGATTGGATACCTAAAGATACAAATAAACAAGAACAAGTAAAAGATACTAGAACTGGTTATTTATATCAACCAAACGCAAATATTGTTTATGATCCAGATGATGTTCCTAGTGAAACTTTAAAAGAATTACTTGTAGATTTAACAATTACTGGTAATATACAATGTGATGGATTAGGCAATTTTGTTTATACATATGATCAACCAGCAAAAGAAACTGGTAAAGAAAAATTAATTTTAAAAACTAGAATGGGTAATGTTAATACGGATTCTTTAGGTAATGTAGTCTTCGATCCAAATGACATTCCAAGAGAAACATTAAAAGAAATTATTATTGATCAAACACGTTCTGGTAATGTTAGAATGGAAAAAGGACATTTATCATATGATCCATCTGAATGGATACCTAAAGATACCATTAAACAAGTAACATGTTTAGATTCTAGAATAGGTCATATAGGCATAGGCGATGCTAATGCCAATATTGTATATGATCCAAATGATGTCCCTAAAAATACGAATAGACAACAATTTGAACAAGATAGTAGAGTAGGTTATTTATATCAACCTAATGCAAATATAGTTTATGATCCAGAACAGAAAGCTAAAAAAACAAAAAAAGAAGATACACATGAAGAATATATAGGAAATACTGGATATAATATTAAAAGTCAACCTGAAAGAGATTATATTGAAAATGCAATTATAAGTGATGTTAAAGAAAAACAACTGATAAGAAGACCACCTGTAGAAGAAGGACTTAAAGAAACTGCTGGAAAAGAGTTTATTAATGGTTGTTTTGATACCAGAAAAAATAAATATAATGATATTAATTATACATATGAAAAATCATATGAAATTCCTATAGAAGTATTACAGGAATATAATAATAAAACAAATATCAATACTACTAATGATACTAGTTTACATTGTGTTAATGATAGAATAAATGATTTTGATTTATTTGCTGATCAAATAAGTGATAATCCGTTTAATATTAGTATTATTTAATTCTAAAAAATATAATATAAAAACATATTTTTATTATTATTACATAAATGCTTAATAATGTCAAAGATTTTTATAAAAACACTGTTATAGGTATTACAGCTGGAGTAGTTGAAACAATAACATTACAACCTATGATATATTGGAAAAATGCATTACAACAAGGATTAAATTTTACACTTAATCCTAGAATTTGTTATAGAGGTGTTAATGCATCTATGATAAATATGGCTACTTTAACAGGTATACAAATTCCATTAAATGATTATATCTCCCATAACATTTTGACACCAAATCAAAAAATGCTTTCTTCATTTTATAGTGGAATAATAACTGGATTTATTTGTGCTCCTATGGAATTAATTATGATACAACAACAAAAAACAGGAAATAATATGTATAAAACTATAAAAAAAATTGGCAAAAATAATGTAATGAGAGGTTTTATAACATCCTGTATTCGTGAAGGACTATATACCATTGGTTATTTAGGTATTGGTCCGATTAGTTCTTCTTATATACAAAAAAAATATAATATAACAAAAAATATATCTGATTTTGGTGGAGCTACAATTGCAAGCATTATAGCATCTACAGCATCACATCCATTTGATACAGTCAAAACATGTATGCAAGGTGATATTAAACGAATAAAATATACAACAATGTTAGAAACAACAAAAATATTAATTAAAGAAAATGGTATAAAAAGATTATTTGATGGATGGAATTGGAGAACATCAAGGATGATTTTATCATTTTTTGTTTTAATTCAATGTAAAGACCGATTATCTAAATGGATTTAAAAAAAATAAATAAAAATATATGCGTTATTTATATATTTTTTTTTACTCTTATAAAAATAAAATATGAATTTAGATAAATTTAATTTGGGTCAATGTAATAATAAAGAAATACTTGTTGAAACTAAAAAAGAATATACATATCAATTAATATCTAATTTATCAGAACATATATATGATGGATTAAAATCAATTTATGATAGTTCAATATTTGAATCTCAAAAAAAAAAAACAGATAATAATTTTATTCTTTTTCAAAAATACTTGGAAAATATACCTAAATGGAATCAAGAAATTATAGAAGGTGAATATAAAAGAATAGTTACTAAAAGTGGTTGTGATTATCTACAAGACTTGATTTCAGCAGTATTTATAAGTTTTGCTAAAGTACTTACCTATGGTAGTAAAACAGAAAATTCCATAAAATTAGAAATTCCAAAAGTTCATCATTTTATACATAAATGTTATATAGAAACAGCTAGAGAAATCTGGAAAAATCCATGGTTATTTTCAGAAGTTTGTGATGCAGTTAAAAGACAAAAAAATCTACATGAAATATTTACCTTGATTAACGAATCTATTATTAAAACTGTTAGAAAAATGATACCTATAAATCATATTCTGCAAAATTTTATTGGTAGTCAAAAAATAATAAATACTCAAGATAATATTGATATATATTCTGAAAAGAATAATTTAAATGAATATGATTTATATGATGAAACTAGTAAAAAAGATGAAGTTGATATAAATGAAAATAATAGATATGAAGAAGATAATAGAGATGATGAATATAAAATAAATGATGAAGATAATAGAGATGATGAATATAAAATAAATGATGAAGATAATAGAAAGGATGAAAATAAAAGAGATGATAAAATAAATGAAGAAGATAATAGAGATGATGAATATATAAGAGATAATGAAAATAAAAGAGATGTAGATGATAAAATAAATGAAGAAGATAAAAGAGATGATGAAGATATAAAAGATAATGAATATATAAGAGATGATGAAGATAAAAGAGATGATGAAGATATAAAAGATAATGAAGATAAAATGAATAATATAAAAGAAGGTGGTAATATCAAATTAGATATAGAAGAAGATGGTAATATCAAATTAGATATAGAAGAAGATGGTAATATCAAATTAGATATAGAAGAAGAAAAAGAAAATAATGATTTAAAGGAAATAAATAATACTGATGATGAATTAAACTTGGATGATTATGAACAAATTAGTCTAGATATAGAAAAAGAATTATCTAATAATATTATAGATTTATATAAAGATATAAATTTAGATAATTCTGTTGTAGAAAAAGAATATGAAAAAAACACTTTAGATACCATGTTTTCTAAAAATGATAAAGATTACAATAAAATAAATGATGATGTTAATTTACATATTAATAATGAAATTAAAAAAATACCAATTAAAAATAATGAAAATGATAATAAATATCAATACTATAAAGATATAATTGAAAAATCTAATATTAGCAGTGATAGTGATATTGAAGATAATAATACAACTATTTTAAATACAGATGATGAATTAGTTGGAATGTTTGAAACTGATATTGATGAAAATAATGCTAATGAAAATAATGCTAATGAAAATAATGCTAATGAAAATAATGCTGATGAAAACAATTCTAATGAAAATAATGCTAATGAAAATAATGCTAATGAAAAAAAATCTAATGAATTAGAGGATAAAATTAAAAAATTATTAGAAACTATAGAACAAAAAGATAAAAAAATATTAGATTTAAAAAATAAAAAAATAAAAAAAAAGATTAAGACTAAAAGAAAAAAAAGAAAAAATATAAAAAGTATTAAAATTCCATCAAAATGTTTATTTATATCTGATTCTGAATAACTTTATTAAATTAATTAATAATTTACTTTTTTTTTCAATAATATTTTCTTTGTCAAGTTTATAACAATATGATAAATTTAAATACTTTACGTTCTCCAATAATTGCAGGAATTGTTGCTGCTGTTATAACAATACTATTCTCTATAATAGAAATTATATATTTCAAAAAAACAACCGATACAACATCTGATATATATCACTATGTTCAAAATAAATCAACATATTATTATATTAAAAATGGTATTTTTGTAGGAATACTAACATATCTTATAGTTTATAAAATAAGTAAAAGTGATCAACAATATTCAATGGGTGGTGATTTTACTGGTATTCAAACAGGAAAACCAGAATTTTAAATACTCTTTGCGTTGTATATATTACTAAAAATTTATAAATAATATATAAATGACAGATAATTTTAACTTACATTTGAAAAAGTTTGATATGAGATCTATAAAAGATGATAGCGTAATAGCACTTATTGGAAAAAGAGAAACTGGAAAATCTTTTTTAGCAAAAGATATATTATATTATAAAAAAAATTTTCCAATTGGTATTGTTATATCAGCAACAGAAAATGCAAATAAATTTTATGGAGATTTTGTTCCAAAACAATATATATATGAGGAGTATGATAAAAAAATTATTAAAAATATTATTAAAAGTCAAACTACATCAGTACAAAATAAAAAACAAATGGAACAAGATCATAATGGTAATTGTCATTATGATTCCAGATTCTTTTTAATTATGGATGATTGTTTATATGATACTAAATGGTCAAAAGACAAAGAAATTCGCCGTGTTTTTATGAATGGACGTCATTATGATATATTATTTATTATTATTATGCAATATCCTCTTGGTATACCACCTAATTTACGATGTAATATTGATTATACATTTATTCTACGAGAAAATATAACTTCTAATCGAAAAAGAATATATGAACATTATGCTGGAATGTTTCCAGATTTTCCTATATTTTGTCAAGTAATGGATGCATGTACCGAAAATTATGAATGTTTAGTTATTCATAATAATGCTAAAAGTAATAAATTAGAAGATCAAGTATTTTGGTATAAAGCATCTAATCACGAAAATTTTTTAATGGGTCATTCTAGTTTATGGAATGAATCTAATAACTATGTTATTGATGATTCTAATGATAATGATCTAATATCTGAATTAAGTAATAGTAGAAAAAAAAATAAAATTACAGTAAAAAAAAAAAATATAATATATTAATCTAAACTTTTTAATAATTTAGAAAATAATAGAAATAACATTGTACATAAAATACCATTAATTAATAATTTAGAAATATCATCATCTCTTATTAATCCTACACTTTTTTTTTGAACATCTTTATTTAATATCTCATATATCATTTTTCTATTCATCATCACATTCTTTTTAATATTTGCCACATCCTTATACATTTCACTTATAATATCTATTACATTATTAGAAAATGAATCTATATATGTCTTAAACTCCTTCATATCATCATTTTTATTAATATTTTTATTATCCTTAACTATTTCTTCTTTTTTAATAGATATAACTTGTTTGGGGCTTTTCTCTTTTTTCCAAACATCATCAAGAAAACAATAATTCATATATAACACTTGTATTTAAACAAGAAATTTTATTACTATTTTTATTTTTTTATTTTTATTTTTTAAGAATCTTTTTTATTTTTAATAATCTTTTTTTTTTAAAAAGATTAATCTATATTTGACATAATTTTTGTAGGAATTTGAAATAATTTACTTCCTATTCCCCAACCAATACCTACAACTACTTGTGAATATATATCAGGTGATATTATATTTAGAAAAATTAATAATATAAGAATTAGAAAACTATATATTATAAGAGTATTACCATTATTTATATTTTTTTTAATATGTTCTGTTGTCACTATTAAAATAATAATTGTAATAACTATTGTTAGACTTTGTATAATTGCTTGATATGATTTATTTTTACAATATTTTTTGTATTTCTTAATGTCTACCATTATTAATTATAATGTAGATAAAATAATAATTAAAATTATTAATAAAAATATAAAACAAATATAACACTTATTTTTATTATATGTTATATGATGTGGATAATTAATTATTGGTGTTTGTTCTGTTTGTTCCGTTTGTTCCGTTTGTTCTATATGATAATGACTTAAATCAATATTATAATTTTCATATAAAAAAGAAACTATATCATTCCTAGTTATTTTTTTTCTACAATGAGGACATGATGAATTAATATTTAACCATTCTATAATACATTTATAATGATATATATATTGACACTTACAAGGTAAAACTATATTAATTTCATCTAATTCTATATCATTAAAACAAATTATACATTCATTGGATTCTATATTATCATTCATTATATGACTTTAATATTGTTTTTTTATATCATCTTCAAATTTATCAAGAGCACTCTTAAAATTATTTTTAGGTAAAAAAACGTCCATTCTTTTTAATCTAATATTTTCAATAGCCTTACCACATGTTATATTAAATGTTTTCATCATATAAGCTACAACTACAGATGCAGATCGCTGATTTCCACAATCACAATAAATTAATATATTTTTATGTTCATGTATACATTCTTCTATAACTGGTATAATTTTATGATACGCAATAATCATATTGTTTAATTCACTAATATTAATTTTATTATCAACAGATATTCTAAATAATCTTATTTTATAAGGAATTTTTTCTATATTAATAAAGGGTATATCTTTTGAACAATTTACTAAACACTCAATCTTATGTTCAAGAATCATTTTATCACTTATAAATCCATTACTTAGCCATAACCCATCTATTATTTCATCCATATTTACTATGTAAATATATATCTATAAATAATATTTATCCAAATAATATATTCCTAATAAAAAAGAATCACTTAAATCATCTTTTTTTTTATTTTCATTAAAAAACTCTAATAAATTTTTATTATGTTCTCCTATCATTTCTCTACACTGACAAATAGATAATTTTTTCCTTTTTATATATTTTGATCCTTTTGTTCCTATATCAAATTCAGTATTTCCCTTATATGCTTTAGATTTAGAACCAGCAAAAACTAAATCTATATTTAATATATTGCTTTTAGTCTTTTCTTTATCTATAATACCTCTTAAAACAAAATAGGAATATATCATCATTTGTAATGATTTCATTCTAGGATTTTTTAATACTGGTTGATTTTCTATAATTACATAGTCTACTTCTAAAAAATCCTTTATTTCATCTAACTTACTAATTAATCTTTTATTTAGTTCTAATAACGATATTTTAGTTGTCTGTAATTTTTTAACCTTTTTTAATTTTAACTCTGATTTATGCTTTTTACAATAATATATTCGTTGTTTTTTAACTATCTTTGAACAAATAGCCTTTTTTTTACATTTTTCATTATCACATAAAATAGCCTGCTCTTTTTCTACTAAATTTATAACACCCCATTTTCTTATTTTATCTATATTAGCATTTCTTTCAATAATACAATATGCTAAATTCTTTACACCAACATCAAATGATACTATTTTCATATATTATTAATAAAATAAAAAAAATATTTTTTAAACTCTATTTACTCTAAATAAAAAAAACAGAGTTTTTTGACCAATATCTGTCCCTATAACTGATCCGGACGATGCTGCCGTCCCCGTCCGTGTTGCTGGTCCAGTCGCTCTTGCACCTCACCCAGGAGATTCGAGAGCTCCTCATCGCTGTCATCGTCGTCATTATTGGCAACTTCTGCCCATCTCTGACGTTGATGACAAAACTGCTCTCGAACCTGCCTTCGAAAATCACGCCAGGCATGATGACACTGACGCAGCCCTTCCTGAGCAGCTTCCATGTCACCAACCACGCTGGTGCAAAACAGACGGTGGGCACCCCTATGAAGGGGCACCATCGCGAAACGGAGATGCTGCCGAGCAGCCATGACGGCACGGTTGCGATGTAAGAATTCAGCCTCCTCATCCCGAAGAACCCTCGATGCGGTGGCTTCAGGCACTTTGGGCACTTTGGGCTGGGCGGCGGCAGCCATCTTGCTGGCACAAATAATGGTAATATATATATAACCAGGTAGATTTTATGGCAATTTTTTTCATTTTTTTTAATTATGCTCTAAAACAAAATAAAAAATCTTTTTTTTAAACATTATTAGCCGCAGCATTGGCCACTGCAAAACTCCCATGTAGAGCATGCAAATTGTTCAGACGTGTCATCTCGTCAATGATATTCTCCAACTCAACAATTTCAAAGGCTTCAGGGTATCCCAGTGCTGGATAAGAAGGGTATCCATTGATTTCAGGAGGATTATCAATGTAGATATTCCAATTCCCGTGGTAATGTGTAATACCAATCATTTCATTGTTTGGAAAGGTTTTTATGGCAATCCACCAATGATCCTCAAACTCGTTATTGTGGATTTCATTTCCCAGATCCAACTGGTAGTGAATAGGATCAAAAACCAATTGTAGAGCATCTTGTTCAGCTCCCTCTTGTAAATAGTCTATACCATCTACCAGGGCTGGTGGAAGTTCCCAGTCCCCATATCCGTTTTCAACTATGATTGGTAGGTAAGCATCTGCTGCATTGATGTTTGCAACCATTGAAGTAATATTTAATATAATGTATTAGACTTTATAGCTTTATTTTTCAATTTTTAAATTACTTGTTCATCTTTAAAAAATATATTAAATAGAGCTACATTGTAGTATCCATTTTATTTCCATTCCATAAGTTATCATCAGATTCACCATTATCAGATTCACCATCAGATGCATCATCAAATTCATCATCATCAAATTCATCATCATCAAATTCATTATCAGATGATTCATATTCTTTTATATTATCTAATATATCAAATATACCTATATATAATTCCTTGATATATTCTAATACTTTTTTATATTTTTTATTATTTTGATGAAAAATTTTATATAATAAAAATTCCAAGTTTTCATAATAACTAAAATCTATACTCTTCATATATTCATTATGTTTTTTATTAATATTATCTAAAAATACTATTAATTCTGATTGTTTAATGCTCTGATTGTTATTTATTTTATCTAAGTAATTTAAAACTCTATCATAATTATTACATAAAATTTTATATTCTTCTATTCCATCATGTATTTTAATATTACCAAATAATTTAATAATATCGTTCATTTAATTATTAAATAACATTTTTTATTTAATTAAATATTATAAAAATAAAAAAAAATCAATTTTATATAAGAGATATCAAATGAATAATTTAAAAGGTCTTAAAAATAATATATGTATTGAACTATTTTTTGGACATCAACTAAAATATCTATCTCATTATCTTGAAACATACACAAATGATGACTGGAAAAAATATATTGATTTTGATGATTCTTCTTATAAAAGAAGTATGGTTTATAAAAACAAACTTTGTGATATATATATAATATCTTGGAAAAAAGGACAAAAATGTAAAATACATAATCATGCTATAAATGGGTGCCTAATGAAAATATTACAAGGTTCTTTAACCGAGTGTAGATATAATAAAGACTTAAATTTAATATCAAAAAGTATTCTAAAAAAAAATGATATTTCCTATATTGATAATACAATTGGATATCACAATATTTTAAGTAAAGAAGATAGTATATCATTACATATATATTCTCCACCTGATCATAAAACAATATTTTATGATTAAAAAACACTTTCATTTTGATTTCCTAATTTATTAATAAAAATTAGTACATCTGTTCCTATACCATCATAAGGTATAATCTTCAAATCACCATTAAAATATTTACAATATATTCTAGAAAGAGGTATGCCATATCCATATCCAGCTATCATATATGAATTATCTAATTTACTATTTTCTGGTTGTTTAACTGTTGTATATGAATATTTCAAAATATCTTTTAATTCATCTCTACAAAATCCACCACCAAAATCACTTATTTTAATAATTAAATCTGTTTTTCCTTCACTAATATATATATTAATATCATTCATATCTGATTCATTTTTATTAGCTTTTTCTACCGTAGCACGTACAGAATTTTTCAATATTTCAAATACAATATAATATATATGAGATGGTATATAAGTAAATTCTATTTCTTTTTCACTATGTATGTTTATATTTGGAAATTCACTAATATAATCCATAGTCATTGATGATATATTACTTATAGCATCTGTTATTATATGTTTAGGATTACATTTTTTGATTATACCACTTCCAGTTTTTTCAAGTGATATATATTGACCCATTAATGTACGTATACTTATCCGAGACATGTAAAATTCATTAAGAAAATAATCTATATTATATTCTTTATCAGGATATATTTTTTTCCATTCTTGTATACCACGACCTAAATCTAATTGTAAATCACTATGTTTATATTTAATATTTGATAATATATTTGATATATTTATACATTCTTCTTTAGTTGTAGGTTTTTTAGTATTTAAAATAGTATTAAAAGAAGATTGATACAAATTAACAATATTTCTAACACTTGATATATTTGGTAAATCATATGGCATATTCTCTAATTTAACAGCACAATGTGCTAATCTAATAGGAACTTCATGATGTACAAATTGTGCATGTTGAATAAGTTTTTCATCATCTATTTTTTTTGAAAAATGATATATGTAATTAAGTTTTAATGCTGTTGGTAATATCTTTGAATATTGTAATAACTTTCTAGATAATATTGATATAGACATATTATAATAATTATAATTATAATTATAATTATAATTATAATATCATGAAATAAACGTTTAAATAATATTTTTCTCTTTAGGATAAAAAAAATATAAAAATAATATATAAAATGGAAGAAATAAATCAACAACACTTGAGAAATCAAAATGATATACAATATCTAAAAGAAATTGCTAATAAAATGAGAAAAAAAAGATGGCTACACCGTCGTTCATCTCAATATTATTCTTCTAAAAATAGTAAATTTGTTATTCCATCCCTTATTTTATCCACATTAGCAACTGTATTTTCATTTTCTTTAAATAGTGATTATCAACCTTATGTTGTTGGCGGAATAACTTCTGTTAATACTTTAATTATTGGTATTGCAAATCACTATAAAATGGCACAAAAATCCGAAGGACATAATATTGCAGCTGAAGGATATGATAATTTAGTAACTGCCATTGACTTTGAAATTAGATTTCCTAATGAAGATATTCA